GCAAGTAGTTCAATTGCCGCTGGAAAAGCTACATTGTCCGTCACCTCTCGTTACAATGCGGCTAAAACCGCACGTCGTATCGATGTGAAGTTCAATCTGCCTGCCAGTGCTGTGAACTCTACTACTGGTTTGCTTGTGGTCTACGGCAATATTCCCTTGACGGTGAGTATGGCCGTTCCTCTGAACGCACCTGACGTTTTGGTCGCGGAAGCTGTTGCTCAAAGCATCAACCTCCTCTCCTCTTCGCTAATGCGTTCTGTCTTTAACTCCGGCTTCGCGCCGACGTAATAAGACCTTTATCTTATTCCGATATCGATTCGGATTCGATCTTGTGAGGTACCACATGTCTTTACCAGTATCACTCTGGAAAGTCGTCTCTCCTCTGTTGGAAGACCTCGATTGCCCGCGGGCCTTGTCAGTATTCATATTGATAAAGTCCGGCGAGCTTGCTCAATTAGTTTCTTTGACTACTGAGCCTCGTAACTACTTGAGTGCTGACGCTTATTTCCGCGCAGCACAAGCTACTGAGCTCCTTCGTAAATGTGAATCCCTGGAGATTCCAGAGATTGACAAAAAGAAGGTCGCCCTAGAAGCTTTCTATGACGCCGAGAAAGCTTGCTTTCTCACTAATCAGAGGCTTAAACCATTCATTTTGAATGGGCCTTTCGATCGCCCTGAAGACATCGTAATTTACGATTTCTTTCAAGACGTTCGAAGTCATTGTAAAGAAATACTTAAATCTTTACCCGACGAGATTAGCCCGCGTCACGGACCAGGAGCTACATATCGAGACGTTGGTCTGCGTACAACGATACCAGACAAAATGACTTCTCAACCAACTGTTAGTCAAAATGCACGCGCTCTACTCCCTTTGTGGAGTAGGACCGTTTGGTCCCGTGCGCTTGCGTTAGACTGGCAAAATCGATCCGAACCACTCACTGTCCCTGGTAACAGGTTCACAGTGGTTCCCAAGGATGCCACGAAATATCGTGGCATTGCAATCGAACCCTCGCTGAATGTTTTTTTTCAGCTCGGAGTCGGCGATGCGATTAAGCATCGTTTGCACATAGCCGGTATTGACCTTGCAGAAGGTCAGTCCGTTCACAGGCGCGTAGCCTGCGAATCCTCCGCAAATGGAGCTATGTCTACGATCGATCTTTCTGCAGCTAGCGACACTGTAAGTCGGTCGCTTGTCGAGCTTATCTTACCAGAAAACTGGTATGATTTACTGGACAGCCTCCGTAGCCCAACCACATTTGTGGAAGGACGTTACTTACATCTTCAGAAGTTTTCCTCTATGGGAAACGGATTCACTTTCGAACTTGAGACGCTGGTTTTCCTTTGTCTCGCTATGTCTGTCATGAAACGTTTTGACATCGCTCCAATTCCTGGAGTTAATGTCTTTGTTTATGGTGACGACATAATTGTTCCAAGTGAAGTATCTGAACCCTTCATTGCCGTTCTCTCCTATTGTGGCCTGAAGACGAATCGTCGTAAGACGTTCGTCAACGGACCTTTTCGAGAGAGTTGTGGGGGTGACTTCTTTGATGGTGTGGACGTCCGTCCATACTATATAAAGGAGTTCCCTCATGATCCGGCAGCGTGGATTAAGACGGCTAATGGACTTAGATCGCTGGGTGTTCGATACATGTCGAATGCTGGCGATCTTGGTCCTTTCCATCGTGCTTGGTTTCGCACTTTGGATAACCTTCCGTCTTCTATTCGAAGGTGCAAGGGTCCATCTGCTCTTGGGGACATAGTAGTCCATGACGAAGAATCTTTTTTTACTCCGATTTATCGGAATGGAATAAGGTTCTTTCGCACATGGTCTCCTGTTCAAAAGAGTATTCCACTTAAAAGGTGGAGTCCGATGGTCCAGCTAGCTAGCGCC